AGGGCCGACGCACCGTAGTCGCGATAGGGGGCCAAGTCCTCGCGGGTCTGGCCGAACATCTGCATCTGCACATCGGCGGCCTGCTGGGCCGACTTTGCCTGGGTCTTGGCCGCGCTCTTCGCACCCAGGGCGCCGATTCCCGCGCTAGCCGCCGATCCAACCGCTGCAATCGTTGCGCCGACAGGCATGGTGCACCCCCTATTCGGCGGGCGCGTGCCTCACCAGCAGCACCCGCATTTCGCCACCAGATACCTCAACGATGGCATCGCGTACATCGATGAGGTTGTGACCGACCGCCTCGATGGTCGCATATCCGGCGAAGGTTGCCCATCTGGAATAGAACCCGACCGCTTTGGCCAACTGCCCCGCCTTCACCATGAGAGCCGCCGCCCCCACAGCCCGGTCGTGCGCCTCGTCCTCGGGATGCACCACGAGAGCGCTGCCCGCCTCGATCTTGGCGGCCTCAAGCGCAGCGTGGAACTTCCGGCCTTCCAGCAGCGCCACCTTGTCGCGCGTGAACCAGTCATCGATGCTGAAGACCCGGTAGGAAACACCCACCGCCGGAGCCTCGGGTGGCCAACAGGCCTCGCGCCGGAACCGCTCGCGGAAGCCCATGACGCTGGCTGCCATCCGTGCGCCCGGATTGTCGTCGGGGCACTTGGTGATGATCTCAAGGCAGTCGGTGTTCGTGAACATCCACCGCATGGCCTCGCGCGCCGCGGCGAAGTACGACTTGCCCCGAGCGTGGGGCATGAACAGCGTGTGAAGCTCGTACACGCCCGGGAGGGACGGCTGCAGCAGCCACCCGCCGTCGCCCATGACCTCCAGCGCCACCACGGCTGGGTTCGAGAGCAGGGGGCCCAGGTCCAGCGGCTCGGCGCCACCGCCCAGGAAGGGTCGGACGTCCTCGTGGTTGGCCACCTCGTTGAGGAAGGCCGCGTTCATCGTGCGGTAGATCATGTCAACTCCTCGGTGCGCCTGGCGAGCGCGGGGTCTATGAGCGCCGGACGTAGATGTATGCCTGCACGTTGGTCACGTCCACATCGGGCGAGGACATATCGAGGCGGTAGCTGACGGCGCCGACCGACACCTGGCCGGGGATGGCCGCGCTCGTGTCGGCATCGTTGTAGAGGAAGCTCACGTTCGTGATCGTCATCAGGTCTTCCAGCCAGTTCTCGGCCGTGAAGGTGCCGGTGTAGACCGTGGTCTCCACGGCGCCGACGATCTCCTGAATGCGCCACGAGCCGGAGAACGACCCGGCCATGCCCACCGCCGTGGCGCTGATCTGGCTGGGCCCGGAGTTGATGACCGACAGGCTCCCGGCGATCACGCCCAGAAGGTCCACCTGCGGGCCAGCCGTCCAGCCCGCGCCGGCGGGGACGCTGATCACGCCCATGGCATCGCCGGACTGCGCCGGGGAACCGGCCGCCGCGTCCGCCTGGCCCTGCGCCGTGGCCACCGACTGCGCCTGCGTGATCACCTGGGCCTGCTGCGCCACCGACTGCGCCTGCGCCGCCAGCAGGCCGTCGACGGCGTTGTTGAGCGCCTGCACCGCGTTGGTCAGCTTGCTGTTCAGCGTGTTCATGTAGTCCATGAAGAACTGCGTGGGCACGCCCGTCTTCACGTTGATCAGCGGCACCTGCGGGATGAGGGCCGGGAGGGCGAACTCCTGAAGCGCCTGGGCCATCAGCTATCCGCCGTCTGGTAGTCGATATAGGCGCCCGAGATCGACACCTGAAACGGCAGCGACCAGAAGACCTCGAACACCCGGTCCCGGGCGGTGCCGAGTTGCCACCACGTCGCCCACTCGTCGTACTGGCCGGTGGATCCGGGCGTGGCCGCGACCGGGTCGCCCCAGCTATAGCCCTGCGAGTCCGACCAGCGGAGGTACACCTGCGGCTGGTCCGTCGTAAGCCGCCCCTCGGCCTGGCCGGGCGTCGCGGACAGCACGAGCTTCTGATAGGTCACCTTGTAGGCGCCCTTGACCAGATGCCGGAACCCGCGGCGGTAGACGATGGGGTCCTCGACGTCCTGATACCAGTCGAGGTCCATCGACATGAGGAAGCCGTTCTCCCAGTCGCCGCAGTAGACCTTGCCGTAGGCGTTGGCCGCGCAGCTTGCCCGGTGGCGGTGCTCGATGCCGTTGCTGTCGATCCAGCACTCCTCGTGCCAGAGGCCGGTCGAGAGGTCGTAGACCCAGGTGTGGTCGGCGGTCGGGAAGTTCAGTTGCACGAACGTGTGGCCGTCCAACTGGTAGGTGAAGGACGAGGCGTCGGTGATGGTGTCGTAGCTCTGCCAGGCTTGCTCGATGGCGTGGGTGGAGACCCGCTTCACCTCGTAGCCGGTGCCCTGCAGGAAGATGGCCTCGCCCTGCTCGTTCTGGTTCAGCCAGAAGACCGACACGTCCGCCTGGCAGACCGAGTCCTTCGCGTTCGTCCCGTGCTGGATGAGCACCCCGGGGACTCGAGCCAGCGGGAAGTCCGCGCCGCCGGAGTTGTACCAGACCTCCGTGCCCTCGTTGCCGATGAGCCATAGCTGGGCGGCGTTGACCACGATGCTCTCAAGGTGGTCCGGCGTGCCGATCTTGTCCGCGATGTAGAGCGGGTCGAACGGGGAGATGCCGTCCCAGTCGAACGGCGACAGGTAGATTTGCGTCGACTGGGGCCGGTTGAAGATCAGGTATCCGTCGAGATAGGCGACCCGGTCGGCGCCGTAGAAGGCCGGATCCGCGATGGCCGAGAACCCGTAGGTCCCCATGTTGATCACCCAGCCATCGGCCGATCCGTCCACCACGACCACGACGGTGCCGTTGTCCTGCATGAACACCAGACCGACCCCGGCGTTGATCACGCCCAAGAGGTTGCGCACGCCGGTGTTCGTGGTGGCGTAGACCTTGTCGTCCACGCACTCGAACAGCACCCCATTCGAGGCGCGGTACATGCAGCGCGCGCCAGCGTTGATGGGCGGGCTGGGGAGAGCACCCTCGAAGCGCAGCCCTGCCCTCGGGTAGTAGGTGAACGGGTAGGGGGCGTCGGCCTCGTTCTTCTCGGGGTAGAGGTTGAGGCAGCGCTGGGCGCCAGCCGTGAGCGAGCGGGCGGTGTAGGAGCCGCCCAGGAGGGGGACTTGCTCCGGCATTTATCGGCCCCTGTCCGAAATTGGGTCGTAGGCGCGGAAGCCAATGCCGTTGGGCATGAGCAGCTTCGGGATGTGGGCGTTCTTCCGGCGGATGTTCCGCAGCGTGGCGCCAGCGCGCTTCACGGTCAGCGGCCTGGGCGCGTAGCCGAAGGCCTCGCGGAAGATCATGCAGAGGTTCCAGTACAGCATGTTGCCGTACCGCGGCGGGAGCAGGATGGTCGCCGTGGGATCATCGATCTTGTCGAGCAGCGCCCGGACGAGCAGGTGAAGCTGGTAGGGCACCTGCGAGGTCGGGATCGGCCAGGGGTACACCGTGCCGATGGGGTAGGCGTTGTCGTACCAGAGCAGATCGGACGGCGCGCCCGTCAGGCTCTTGATCGTGATGCGCGAGTAGTCGATGCGCGAGTTCAGCACCTCGATGGGGTAGTCCACCGGCGTCTGCGCGTTCGTCATCTGCCGGATGAAGGCGCCGTCGATCAACTCCGGCCGCACCGCGATGTTGAACTGGCCGCCGGGCCCGACCGTGTACGAGGCCGCGCCGGTCATGTTGTAGGAGAGGTCGTCCAGCCGGAAGATGACGAACTCGTCCTCGCGCCACTCATCCAGTTGGAGGTTCGCGCGGTCGACCGCGTCCTGCATCATCTGCGCGTTGGGCGTCTGCCCCATGCCGGTGATGCCGGCGTCTCGGAGGCAGAGCGCGATCAGTTGGCTCCAAGTCGTCATGCTTGCCCCCGGCAATTGCGCGGGGGTGGCGAGCCAGGCCCGTCACCCCCTGCGCGGTTAGACCACGTCCGTGGCGGCCTTGGCCTTGGCAGGCTTCGAGGCCTTCTTCGTGTCGATGGCGTCCTGAATGCGCGCCGTCGACCACACCTTGTCGACCGTGACACCCAGGTGCTCGGCCTCCTGCAGAAGCTCGGCGCGCTCGTCGTCGTCCGACTTCACGCGCACCTTGTCGCCGTCGCGCACAGTCTCGGCGCCGCCGCCCAGCAGCTTGTCGAGTTCCTCCTGCGTGGCGACGGTCACGCCCGGGTAGATGAGACGGCCAGGCCGCTCGGTGTCGTAGGTCGGCTTGAACGGATCCTCGCCGCCCGGATAGACCATCATCGGGAACTCGTGGAACTCGTACTCCGGCCACTCCGTCAGGGCGTACCGGGGATGCTCTTTATAGGCCATGGGTCCTCTTCGGGGTTGTGGGCTAGTTGCCCGGCTTGCGCGAACCGCGGCGCCCAGTGTTGGGGGCTACGAATTCGCCAGTCTCGTCGTGGTGGCCGTCGCCGTCGAGGTCTTCCCTCGCGGCCTGGCACGCGTCGGCCGCCTGGCACTCGCCGGCGCCCGGGCACACCTCGTAGCGGCACTCGGGGCGGCTGTAGGGCGCGGTGTCGTCGTCGGCGGGCTCACGGCGCACAGCGACCTCGGAGCCGCCCAGCGGCAGGAAGTCCGGCGCAGCGGCCTGCTCCTCGCCAGCGTCCGCCACGATCAGCGTCGCGCCGCCAAGCGCGCCACCGGCGTAGAGCACTTTGGGGTACTCGCAGAACTCGGGTTCAGGGAATTCGAGGCCGTTGATCACGGGCATGGGATGGTCCTCCGGGCGTCGATCTGCTCGGGGGACTATCGCGCAACACACCCCGTGGGGCAATCGGGAAGGCGGGAGGTCAGTCCCGGTCGTCGTCTGGGTCCGCCTCCGGCACCGCTTCGAGCAGTTCCGCCTCCAAGTCCGCCTGCCCGAAAAACCGCAGCAGGTTGCCGTGCACGATGTCCCTGGCCGCCGGCTCGAGTCCTTCCAGAAGGTCCACCGTCTCCCACACCCCGTTCGGGTGCGAGCCCCTCTCGGCCAGCGGCGCGGGCACCAGCTTCTCGGCGGTGACGCTGACGATCTCCACGTCCTCGACGCAGTCCGGCTCGGCCGGTTGGCCGCCGCTGGCGTAGGTCGGGCCCTGCTCCGGGCAGCCGGGTTGGAAGGTGCCGCGCAGAACCATGGAGAGGTCAATGTCGCGGGTGATCGTGGTGGTGACGGGAATCGTCATGGTCTCTCCTCGGCGCACCATTCCCGGCGCAGGGTTTTGATGTGTCGGCCGACCGCGAAGACGCTCAAGCCGAGGGCTGCCGCGCACTCGACGTTGGTGGCGCCCAGATGGGTCAGGAGGTAGCGCCGGACAGCCTCGCGGTTCTCGCGTCCGATGCGATATCCGGGTGCCTCGGCCATCAGAAGCCGAGCCCCTTGAGGTCGGCGTTCAGGCAGCGCCCGCGCACGTTGTAGGAGGTCTTGGCGTAGGTCTTGCCCGCGTTGTCGGTGCCGACCCCCGTCAGCGGGTGGGCCACCCCGGCCTCGATGGCGCGCTTCAGGCGCTCGGCCAGCTTCCGGCCGCTGGCGGTGTCGGGCAGCGCCACCCCCATCCCCTCGGGGCGGTCGACCCCGTCGTAGAAGGGGCGGACCACGATGCTCGGCGCGGGAAGGTCCGGCCGGTCGGTCTCGGGGGTGATCTCTACGCGGTTCAGGGTGGCGGTCATCGGTAGCTCCTCGGTTCGGGTCTGGCGTCCCGTCCCCGCCTATGAGCCATCACTTTCGATGATGATCAAGAGCTTTCGTTCGCAGAAAAGTGCGGCGCGCCGGAGCAGTTCAGGATCGTGCTCAAACTTTCCGATGCTGGTGTTGCACCGGAAGCAGAGCAGGCCTCGAACCTTCTTCGTCTCGTGGCAGTGATCCACCGAGAGCAGCTTGGGCGCGTGGGTCTTGTAGTCTAGCGCGGTCTCCCGCTGGCGGCATATGGCGCACTTCCCGTCCTGGGCCTTGAGCATGGCCGCGTAGTCTTCCGGGGTGATGCCGTAGCGCCTCTTGAGCGCCCGGTGGGCCTCGTACTCTGGGAAGCGGTCCCGGCGGCTGGCCCACTTGCGCGCGTTGAAGGCGCGGCGGCTTTCGCCATCCTCCCGGCGCAGGGCTCCAAGCCACTCGAAGTTGGTGGAACTGTATGGCTCATCGTGCCGCAGCGTTCGGAGGAGGTGGGTCGGGCTGGGGCGATTGCCCACCTCCCGTATGAAGCGGTCGAAGTCCGCCGCCCACTCGGGGCACAGAGAGCCGCGAGACTTACGTTCCCACCAGATCATGTAGAGCGGATGGTCCCGCTTGCCTTCCCCGCTCCCCACCGGGCCGCGGGAGCGAAGGTGGCGGATGTAGTGGGGTCCGCACATACCCTTGCATTTCGCGGGCACCTGGCACCCGTCCACAGAGCAGGGCCCCTCGTTGATCTTCGGTCTACCCATCGGCTGGCTCCAAATGAAAACGCCCGACGCTTGTGGCATCGGGCGCTTCCCAGAGCTAGTAGTTTTTCGTCAGAAGTCAGACCACATCGGGCAGGCAAACGGCCCACTCCGGGCGGATATACAAATACCCGTAAAGCACGTCCAGGCGAGTCAGCAACTGATCAGTCCCGGGCATGTAGGCGGTCAGCATCCGCATCCGCACGCCGTCGAGGGTCGCTTTGGCGATCTCTTCGACCATCTTCGGCTTCACGAGGTCGGCGGTGGCCATCGCAATGGCCTTCGGCAGGAAGCCGAAGTTCTTGCGGTAGACCTCCGAGGCCTGGTTGACCAGCGACAGGG